TAAAAGAAGGTGCTAAGCAGCTAGAGGAAAAATTAAGTTTAAAAAGAATAGAGTTAGAAGAAAATAAACCTAAAAATAAAAAAGATAAAAAGGGGAAAAATAAAAAGAAAAAAGGTAAAGGTGCTAGAAATATAATTGTTCCAAAATCACAAAACAGACAAATGTAATGGCATTTAAAATGAAAGGTGTAGCAGGGTTTCATAGCTCTGGTACACCTATTCTTCATAAAAACTTAGGTAAAAACATATTGGGTGAGGCTAATAGGGATGGTAGTATATTCTTAGATAAGAGTGTAAAAAACAATCCTGAATTAAAAGAAGAGGCTATAGCACATGAGAAAGTTCACCTTAACCAAATGAAAAGAGGTGACCTTGATTATGATGATGACAATGTATACTGGAAAGGTAAAAAGTACTCAAGAAAAAAAATGAAAGAAGGGGCAGATAATTTACCTTGGGAAGCTGAAGCTTACGAAAAAACTAGTAAAAGAAAATACAGAAACGGTAAACGAAGAAGAAGATAGATGAGTAGTGAAAAGAAAAAGTTTAAAGACACCAAACTAGGTGGTTTATTAAAAAGTTTAGCACCTAAAATATTAGATGTTGCTGGTGATCTTTTACCTGACGCTGGGGTACTTAGTATGGTGGGGAAAATGATTGACAGTGACCCAAAAATTTCACCTGAAGACAAAAAAGTATTACACAAACAGCATGCTGAAATGTACAAACTAGAAGTTGCTGACAGGGACTCTGCTAGAAACAGGGAGATAGAGGTAGCTAAAACTGGTAAAAAAGATTTTATGATGACATTGACCGGAGTAGTTGGTTTAATGTCATTTGCTTTTATAATATATGCAGTTGTGTATGTACCCTCTGTAGTTGAAAACGATTTGTTTGTACATCTTATGGGTATGGTAGAAGGTGTTGTTATAAGTAACATATTTGCTTACTATTACGGAACAAGCGCAAAATAAAAATAAATGGCTAGAATATCAACTTACGACTTAGATGGTACTATTTCTAATACAGATAAAGTAATTGGTACAGATTCTAGTAACACAACTACAAAAAACTTTAAACTCCAAAGTTTAAAAGAATTTATATTCTCAGGTATATCTGGTCCTGTTACAATAAATTCATCAGGTGTATCAAGTGTAACTTTCCCAGATGTAACATTAGGTACCGACACTTCAGGTAGCTACGTTGAATCCTTAGTAGCTGGTGATGGAATACAACTCCTAAATAACTCAGGAGAAGGTGCAACCCCCACAATAAAAGTAAATCCCCTACAAACAACAATTACAAGCATATTAAATACTGGTCTATGTGTAGGTAGAGATTCTACAGATAAGATTTGTTTTACAACAGATAATCAAATAAGGTTTACAGTAAACAACGCTTTAGATTTAATACTTGCAGAAAATTCATTAACACCCGGAACTAGTGATGGTACAGCTTTAGGTACATCATCCTTAATGTGGTCAGATTTATTCTTGGCTTCCGGCTCGGTAGTTAACTTTAATAATGGTAATGTAACTGTAACTCATAGTGCTGCAGCCCTAACTATTAATACTAGTTCTAAGTTGCAATTTCATAGTGCTAAAGGATCTATACATGCTAGTGCAGATGGTCAATTAGATATTGATGCTGATGATGAAATTGAAATTAATTCTGCTAAAATAGATATAGATGCTACAGGTAATGGTAGTGATGCTATAGTAATTGAAGCAACTGCAGGTGGTATAGATGTTTTAGCTTCAGGTGCAGCTGCAGGAGAAGATATTGATATAATAGCAACTGGATCTTCAGTAAATATTACATCTACAGAAAGTGACGCAGATGCTATTTATTTAAGATCAACTGGTGGAGGTATAAATGTAGATGCAGCATTAAAGCTAGATGTAGATACTGACGGTGCTGTTGAAATAGATAGTGTTGGATTATCTATTGATAATGCTGGAGTAGCAGCAAACATAACATCAACAACAGATGGTGCAGCTGAAGATTTTACAATATCATTAGCAGGTGCAACAGATTCATCGTTAATACTATCTTCTTCAGGAACAGCAGCAGATGCCTTACAAATTGTAACTACAGCTGGTGGAATTGATATTACAAATGGAGGAGCTTCAGGTGAAGATATAGATATATCTGGTGTATTGTCAGCAGTTAATATAACTTCTAGTGAAAGCACTTCAGATTCAATTAAAATAGAATCTACAGCAGGTGGTATAGATATTTTAGCATCGGGTGCTGCAACCGGAGAAGATATTGACATTACAGCCACTGGATCTTCAGTTAATATTTCTTCTACAGAAAATGCAGCTAATGCAATAAAACTTCACGCTAACGGTGGTACTTCAGAAACCATTAAAATACACGCTGATCAAGGTACAGCTGGTAATAGTGTAGAATTACTTTCTGATGCTGGTGGTATAGCTATGAGTGCTGGAACAACGTTTGACTTAGATGCTACAGGAGCCGCAACTATTGATTCAAATGGTATAGATATTAATTCTGGATCTGGAACTATAGAACTTACTACCACTGGTAGTTTAGATGTAAATTCAAGTGCAGCAACAATAGATGCAACGACTTTATCTATAGACTCAACTGATACCACAAATATAACAATGACTGCTAATAGTGGTAGTGCTAAAACATTAACTATAGATGCATTAAATAGTGGTTCTGGTGCTGGATCTATATTATTAGGTGTAACATCTGGTACAGCTGTGACAATAGGTCATACAACATCACAAACAACAGTTAGTGATAATCTAACGGTTACAGGTGTTTTAAATATAGATGACACCACTGGCACTACATCTAAAACTACAGGAGCTTTAATTGTTGATGGAGGTGTAGGTATAGCTGAAAAATTATTTGTCCATTCAACAGCTACAGCATCTAATTTTATAACCACATCAGATAAAAGATTAAAGTCTGAAATAGAACCTATTAAAGAAGGTTTAGAAATTATAAAACAATTTTCATCTTACGACTACATTAAAGACGGTGAAAAAGAATCGGGATTTATTGCTCAAGAAGTTAAAGAGGTAATCCCTCATGCGGTTTACCAAAACAATGAAGGTTATTTATCTATGAGTGATAGAAGTGTTGTAGCTCACATGCACAAAGCAATACTTGAACTTGAAAAACGATTAACATCTATAGAAGAAAAACTTAAGTAACATGGGTGTACCTACTAGTGGAAATTTTAGTATGTTTGGTGCTACAGATGGTAGTGACACTACTACCATACAAGGTGCAATAGACCAAGGTAATAATGGGGCTGTAGATGGAGACACTCAGTTTTCTCAATTAATTGCAGCTTCGGATGTAGATTTATTTGACCCTGATTATGCAGGTGCTACTATAACTAATTTAAACCAGATAACAAAATCTGATCAGTATAGAGGCTATCCACTTTCTGGTACACCATTTTCATTCACTTATACTTTCCCTGCCGGCAGCACTTATGCCGCAGATATATCTTTATCAGGTAGTTCAAGTGATTATAATGCTGTTTGGACTTGGGGTGATGGTGCTACAACAAACGTAACTAGTAGCAGCGATCTTACTAGAACTATAGCAGATAATAGTGGTGGTGCATCAGTGAGTACATATAATGGTAATATGACTCCATCAGTTCCTTCATCATTTCCGGGGTTTTTAAATCTTGATAATTTTAATATAACAGATATAACTGCTTGGGGTAATACAAAATGGAAATTTTTAAAATTAAAAGGTGCAAGTACAAGCTTAAACATAAGTGCTAGTGATACACCGGGATTTCAAAGTAGTGCTCAGTTAAATTCATGTTTTGAAGCATTAACAAATTTTAACGATAGCAATGTCTCTAGTTGGGGTGTGGGTAATGTAATAAATATGTCGTCAATGTTTATGCAGGCAACCTCTTTCAACCAAGACATAAGCTCTTGGGATGTTAGTAATGTTACAAATATGCGTAGAATGTTTAATGAAGCTTCTGCTTTTAACCAAGACATAAATAGCTGGAATACAGGGTCAGTTACAGACACAACTCATATGTTTAAAGATGCAGTTGCTTTTAATCAAAGCATTAATTCTTGGGACATGGCAGATGTTACTACTACTAGAGAAATGTTTAAAGGAGCAACTGTCTTTAATCAACCCTGTAATTCTTGGAACATGGGTAGTGTTACAAATACCTCTTCTATGTTTCAAAATGCTAGAGCATTTAATCAGACATTAAATGGATGGGATATGGCAGATGTAACAAATACTTCAGATATGTTCAATGGAGCATTTGCCTTTAATGGAAGTATTGGTAGTTGGGATGTTAGTAGTGTAACTAATATGCATGGAATGTTTCAAACTGCAACTGCTTTTAATCAGGGAGTTGGTGATTGGAATGTAAGTAGTGTAACAGACATGTCCAATATGTTTTCAAGCACAGCTTTTAATCAGGATATAGGTAGTTGGAATGTTGGGAATGTTACTAACATGTTTGGTATGTTTTCTGGTGCTGGGTCTTTTAATCAAGATATAGATAGCTGGAATGTAGCTAATGTCACAAACATGTCTTACATGTTTAATTTTAATTTAAACGATAGTGTTTTTAGCGGTGGATCTGCTTTTAATCAAAGTTTAAATTCTTGGAATGTTAGTAGTGTAACTAACATGCAAAGTATGTTTGATGGTGCTAGTTCATTTAATAGCAATATAACTAGCTGGAATGTTGGTAGTGTAACTAATATGATAGATATGTTTAGACACGCTCGTACTTTTAATAAAGACATCAGTTCTTGGGATGTAAGTAATGTAACCAATATGCGAGGTATGTTTCAGATTAGCATTGCTTTTAATCAAGATATTAGTGGGTGGGATGTTAGCAATGTAACAGATATGAGTGAAATGTTTGAAGGGAATGCGGCTATATCTACTACTTTTAATCAAAATCTTGCTAGTTGGGACATAGGAAACGTAACAACTATGACAAGTATGTTTTTAAGAAATACTGGTTTTTCAGACGCTAACTATAAATCTACAATTATAGGTTGGGCAGCACAATCAACTCAAAATAATGTAACAGCACACTTTGGTTCTGCAAATTTAGTAGACTCAGCAGGTCAAGCTGCTAGAACAACATTAGTTGGTAGAGGATGGACAATCACAGATGGTGATGGTACTCACACTTAAAAAATTAAAAAATAAACTATATATGTAATAGTAATATCAACAAGTATAATTAAATTAAATTTAAAACAATGAGTGAAAAAGTAGAAAAAATAAAAAAAGAAGAGTTAGAAGAGATTCAAAATTTGGTAAAACAAATAAACAATGGTCAAATACAAATTGGTCAGCTTGAAACTCAAAAGCACATGATACTTCATCAGGTAGCTGAAATACAAAAAGGTCTTAAAGGCTTTCAAGATAATTTAGAAAAAGAGTATGGTAAGGTTAATGTAAATATTACAGACGGTACCATAACTCCAATAGAAGAAGAAGAAGAAGGAGATGTCAAAGCTGATACGTAAGATTAGTATTGGTAAAGATTATAAAAACGAATCTATGCATTACTCCGTAGGTCAAGAGGTCTACGGAGGGCATAAGATTTGTAACATAATCGAAGAAGATGAAGGGTATGACATCTACATACAAAAAAATAAAGATGTTATTATCTGGAAAAACTTCAATAAGAATATGGCTATATCTGTTGAATACAATCTAGAGTATTAATGAAAAGTATATATGATTTTATCATATCACCTAAAAAGTCTAGATATAACAACAGTAAAAAAGTAGGTGGTAAAACACTTATACTTAATACTGAAATATACAACCATCAGTATGTTAGTAGAAAAGCTATAGTAAAATCAACACCTATAGCTGTACCTACTAAAATACAGGTTGGAGATGAAGTAATAGTTCATCATAACATATTCAGGAGATGGGAAAATATAAAAAAAGAAGAGAAGAATAGTAGAAGTTATATAGATGAAAACACTTACTGTGTAAAAGAAGATCAAATATTTTCTTACAAAAGAGGTGATAAGTGGATTGCTACAGATGGGTTTTGTTTTGTAAAACCTGTAAAATCTACAGATAATTTTTCTTCAGATCAAGAAAAAGAATGTGTAGGTGTTTTAAAACAAAGTAACAAAGCACTTTTAAATTTTGGATTAAAGGAAGGTGACTTAGTTGGATTTACACCTGCAAGCACTTATGAATTTATTATTGACGGTGAAAGACTATACAGAGTTTTAACTAGTCAAATTACAATTAAATATGAATATCAAGGAAACGAAGAAGAATATAATCCAAGCTGGGCAAGTAGCAGTTGAGGAATTAATTAAAGTTGCTAAAGAAGCTATTGTAGATTCAAATGAAGATATATCGGCAGACAGATTAAAAAATGCTGCAGCAACAAAAAAATTAGCTATCTTTGATGCGTTTGAGATACTCAAAAGAATAGAAGAAGAAGAAAACATAATAGAAAACAAAGTACCAGTTGATGTAGACAAAAGTGTGTCGTTTGGTGGCTTTGCAGAAAAAAGATCTAAATAAAAAAATATGGCAACATTAACACCCACATTAACATTATCTAGTACAGACATAAGTTCAGATACTTTAAGTTTTTCTGTAACTGATGCTTTAACTATAGTGTCACCACATATAGGAATTGCAAAAACAACAGTTTCAACTACTGGTGCTAATAACATAATTCAACCAGCAACAGATGGTCAAACTTATTATATGTATATAAAACATACTGGAACTTCAGATGGGTCAACTGCAGTAACAACAACATTAAACATAGAATTAACTGGTGATGTTGTATTTGGAAAATTGTCAGCTGGAGAATTTGCTTTTTTCCCATCGGGAGGTCATTCTTTAGGTGTTCAACTTCAAGCTTCTAGTGGTTCAATAGTTGCTGAATATGGGTATTTTACTAAAGGTTAATATATGTACAAACAAACCTTATATAAGGTTGTAACTCCAATTAAATTAAATACAATATCAAGACTTAATAAGTCTAAGAAATGGAGGTACGGTTATAACAAAGAACATGATATTGTTGTAATTAGTAAGACCGGACAAATTGGTGATATATATGAGATACAAAATCTTAAAATAGCTTTACCAAAACAAAGTAATATTGTTAAGTTTAAGAGCAACAAGTGGGAGTATACTGAATACCCTAAAGAGCTTAATAAGATAAAAACAATATTTGATTGGAAAGAATACCCTAAAGATTTTAAAGAAAAATATATAGAATATATAGAGAATGAGTTCAAAATTCGAGATGAAGGTTTATGGTACTATAACAACGATGATCCTACTTATATTACTGGTACTCATTACATGTACTTGCAGTGGAGTAAGATTGATGTCGGGAAGCCAGACTTTAGGGAGGCAAATAGATTATTCTACATCTTTTGGGAAGCCTGTAAGGCTGACGTTCGATCTTACGGGATGTGTTATCTTAAGAACAGACGATCCGGCTTCTCATTCATGGCGTCAGGTGAGGTTGTCAACCTTGCAACCATATCCAGTGATGCGAGGTACGGAATATTGTCCAAGTCCGGTCCCGATGCTAAGAAAATGTTCACCGACAAAGTGGTGCCAATATCCGTCAACTATCCGTTCTTCTTCAAACCAATACAAGACGGTATGGATAGACCAAAAACAGAACTCGCTTTTAGAGTTCCAGCATCAAAGCTTACAAGACGCAGTATTACAAGTACAGAAAGAAGTGAAGATCTTCAAGGTTTGGACACCACAATCGATTGGAAAAATACAGGGGATAACTCCTATGATGGAGAGAAACTCAAACTACTGGTACATGATGAATCCGGAAAGTGGGAGAGACCAAACAATATCCTCAACAACTGGAGGGTCACAAAAACAACATTAAGGTTAGGTAGTAGAATAATAGGTAAATGCATGATGGGTAGTACATCTAACTCATTAGACAAAGGTGGTGGAAATTTTAAAAAACTATACAGAGATTCCGATGTTACTAAACGAAATAGAAATGGGCAAACTAGCTCTGGGCTTTATAGCCTTTTTATTCCTATGGAATGGAATTACGAAGGGTTTATTGATGAGTATGGTCAGCCAGTATTTGATACACCTGAAACGGAAGTTAAAGGATCTTATGAAGATATTATAGACATAGGAATACTTGAACATTGGCAGAATGAAGTAGATGGGTTAAAAAATGATCCTGATGCATTAAATGAATTTTACAGGCAATTTCCTAGAACAGAAGAACATGCTTTTAGAGATGAAACTAAAAATAGTATATTTAACTTAACAAAAATATACGAGCAAATAGATTATAATGAAGGTGTTAATAATAGCTCTGCTGTAACATCTGGAAATTTTCAATGGGTTAATGGTATTAAGGATTCTAAAGTAATATTTTATCCAGATCCAAAAGGTAGATTTACTATTAGTTGGATACCACCATCACATTTGCAAAACAAAATAATACAAACACCACAAGGTAAAAAACCGGGAAATGAGTATATGGGTGCTTTTGGATGTGACAGTTATGATATATCAGGTACTGTAGACGGTCAAGGATCTAAAGGTGCTTTGCATGGCTTAACTAAGTTTTCTATGGAAGACGCACCACCAAATCATTTTTTTCTAGAATATATAGCTAGACCTCAAACTGCTGAAATATTTTTTGAAGATGTGTTAATGGCACTTATTTTTTACGGTATGCCTATACTAGCAGAAAACAACAAACCAAGACTTCTTTATTATTTAAAAAGAAGGGGGTATAGAGGATATTCAATGAATAGACCGGATAAGGTTTGGAACAAACTATCAACGACAGAAAAAGAGATAGGTGGTATACCAAACTCAAGTGAAGACATAAAGCAAGCACACGCTGCTGCTATTGAAATGTATATTCAAAATCATGTAGGTTCTAAACAAGATGGTGACTATGGTAATATGTATTTCAATAAAACATTAAATGACTGGTCTAGATTTGATATAAACAATAGAACAAAGTTTGATGCATCTATAAGTAGTGGATTAGCTGTTATGGCTTGCAACAGAAACCTATATGCACCTAACGTGCAAAAACAAAAACAAAAAATAAACATTGGATTTGCTAGATATAAAAATGAAGGCATAGCATCTAAAATAATAAAAGAACAATATGGCTGATTCATACATTAAGAATTATTTTCCTAGTCAAGTAGCAAGTGATCTTGAAAAAATGAGTTCAGATTACGGTCTTAAAGTAGCTAAAGCGATTGAAAGTGAATGGTTTTATGGAGATTATGGAACGCAAAGATTTAGAACTAACTTTGAAAATTATCATAGATTAAAGCTATATGCTAGAGGAGAGCAGTCTATACAAAAATATAAGGATGAATTATCTATAAACGGTGACTTGTCTTACCTTAATTTAGATTGGAGACCTGTACCTATAATACCAAAGTTTGTAGATATTGTTGTTAATGGTATTGCTGAAAGAACTTATGATATAAAAGCTTTCTCTCAAGATCCTTATGGAATTAGTAAAAGAACTAAATACATGGATGAGATATTGAAAGACATGAGAACTAAAGAACTCAACGAACTTTCAAAGCAAGCATTTGGATTAGATCTTTCAACAACTCCAGAAGATAAACTTCCAGATTCAGAGGAAGAGCTTGCATTACACATGCAACTATCTTATAAGCAAGCAATAGAAATAGCAGAAGAACAAGCAATTAATGTTTTGTTTGAATCTAATAAATACGAACTAACAAAGAAAAGATTTTTTTACGATTTAACTGTATTGGGTATTGGGTGTGTTAAAAATACATTTAATACATCTGAAGGTGTAAAAGTAGATTATGTAGATCCTATGAACTTGGTTTACTCCTACACTGAATCACCTTATTTTGAAGATATTTATTATGTTGGTGAGGTAAAGACAATACCAATCAACGAATTAAAAAAAGAATTTCCAAACCTTACTAATGAAGATTTAAAAGAAATAGCAGATCAACCAAATACAGTAGCTATACCAAATAACAGATCTTCTTACGATAAAACTGACAACAACCAAATAGATGTTTTGTATTTTAATTACAAGACATATATGAATGAAGTTTACAAATTAAAACAAACAGGATCTGGTGCTGTTAAAGTTATTATAAAAGATGACACATTCAACCCACCTATAGAAGTATTAGACTCTAATTTTGAAAAAATATCTAGATCTATTGAAGTACTTTATGAAGGTGTTTTAATACTTGGTACTAAGAAGTTATTGAAGTGGGAGATGGCAACTAATATGATGAGACCCAAAAGTGATAATAGTAAAGTTAAGATGAATTATGCTATTGTTGCACCAAGGATGTACAGGGGTAGAATAGAATCTTTAGTTGGTAGAATTACAGGATTTGCTGACATGATTCAATTAACGCATTTAAAGTTGCAACAAGTTATGTCAAGAATGATTCCTGATGGTGTGTATTTAGATGCTGACGGAATAGCAGAAGTTGATCTTGGTAACGGTACTAATTACAATCCGCAAGAAGCGTTAAACATGTTTTTTCAAACTGGTAGTGTAATAGGTAGGTCCTTAACTTCTGATGGTGATATGAATCCCGGTAAAGTACCTATTCAAGAAATAGCAAGTGGTAGTGGTGGAGCTAAAATGCAAAGTTTAATAGCAAACTACAATTACTACTTGCAAATGATTAGAGATGTTACAGGGTTGAATGAAGCTAGAGATGGTAGTGCACCAGACAAAAATGCTTTAGTAGGTATTCAAAAAATAGCTGCAGCAAACTCTAATACAGCTACTAGGCATATATTACAATCTGGATTATTTTTAACTGCAGAAACTGCTGAGTGTTTATCACTTAGAATATCTGATATAATAGAATACTCGGAAACAAAAGATGCTTTTATACAAAGTATTGGAGTACATAATGTTGCAACGTTAGAAGAACTAGAAAATTTACATATACATGATTTTGGTATATTCTTAGAGCTTGAGCCAGACGAAGAAGAAAAAGCTATGCTTGAAAATAACATACAAGTAGCTATTGCTCAGAAGGGTATAGATCTTGAAGATGCTATAGATTTAAGACAAATAAAAAATGTAAAACTTGCTAATCAACTTTTAAAAGTTAAAAGAAAAAAGAAGTTTGAAAGAGATCAGTTAGTCACTCAACAAAACATTCAAGCACAAGCACAAGCAAATGCACAAGCTCAACAAGTTGCAGCGCAAGCCGAAGTTCAAAAACAACAATCACTTGTTCAAATAGAAAGTCAAATGGAGCAATTAAAAGCTCAACTAGAAGCTCAAAAAATGCAACAAGAAATTTTAGCTAAGAAAGAATTAATGCAGCTTGAGTTTCAAATGAACATGCAGTTAAAACAAATGGAGGTCCAATCATTTAAAAACAGGGAAAAAGAAAAAGAAGATCGTAAAGATGAAAGAACAAAAATACAAGCATCTCAACAGTCTGAATTAATTGATCAAAGAAAAAACGAGAAACCACCTAAAAACTTCGAGTCATCAGGTAATGATATACTTAGTGGTAATTTTAACTTAGGTAGTTTTGATCCTAAATAAAAACAATAAATAAAACAAAAAACAAAATGAGTGTACATTTCGGAACAGGTTATGACTTCGGACAAAACGGATCTATATTTACAAATACAACTACAGATGTAGTTCCGCCAGATGATCGTAAAATAATTGCAATACAATTTTTATCTGACACAACATTTAATACATTATCTCCAACAGATGGAACTGGAGGTATTTGTGTTGGTGATGATACAGATGAAGGTGGAGCAGGCACATCTAATACACCAAACGCTGGGAGTGCAGCTGGAGGTCAAATTATTAACGCAGGTGGTGATAGTAATTTAACTGTTTTCCCAAAGGGTCTTACAATATTTGGAAGATGGGATGGCTTTAGTATTGACGCAGATGCTGATGGTGGTGTAATTGCTTACTTAGGATATTAATGCCGGGGCTAGGATTAAGTATAGATTTATCTTCTATGGTTGGTGGTGGTACAACTGCTGCTGCAATAGAAGATTATGTATGGAGTGTTAGTGGTAATGATCTAACTCCAATACCTAGTATTGCTTATGACTTTAGTGATTCATGGGATGTAAGTAGTACAGAGCTAACACCTGCAGTTTCACCCGGTGAAGAAGGTTATTGGAACGTAGATGCAAACGGAGATTTAACACCAAAATAAAATAATAAAACAATGGCAATAACATATACATGGGATACAAAAACTGTAGATACCTACCCAACAAAAAGTGGTAAATCAGATGTAATATTTAAAGTTTATTGGAAGCTAGAAGGTGTAGATGATACAGCAGAAAAAAATTCATCATCATTAACTGGTGCTCAAGAAATAGATACCTCAGATCTTTCTAGTTTTACAGAGTTTGCAGATTTAAAAGAATCTGATGTAACTGGTTGGGTTGAAACTTCTCTTAGTACAGATGAAATAAATAGTTATAAAACTATAATTGAAAAAGTAATACAAGAAAAAGCAACACCAACTGTTGTTAGAAAATATATTAGTGAATAAAAAAAATAAAACATGGCAACTAAAAACATAGTACCTAATGCCGACAGTGAAGGTCAATTAGGAACATCAAGTAAATTTTGGTCTTCAGCTTATTTAGATGGATTAAATATTGGCAATGATGCTGCGGCTAATTTGGTGTTTACGCCATCTGCAAATGACACTATCACTCTTGCAGCAGCGGCTAATGGGGCTTTTACAATTACAACTGTAGATACAGCAGCAGCAGCAGCTAATGTTGGATTTGTTGTAGATGGGGCTTTTGATGTAGATGCAGCAGGTGCAGTAACTATAGATGGTGTAGGTGTAGCAGTTGGATCTAGTGGAGCAGCTTCTTTAATTACTAGTGGAGCAGCAAGTGATATAGTTGTAACAACCGTTCACACAGCAGGTATGGCATTTCAATTAAATGCTAACACAAACGCAGCTTCAGAAGTAGAAATTAATGCCGGTATACTTGATTTAAATGCAAGTGGAAATATAACTATTGATGGTGCTGATGATATTACTACTACTGCAGTAGATAATCTTTCTTTAGCAACCAGTTCTGCTGATGGTTTATTGTTGATTTCTTCAGCACATACAGCTGGTCAAGCAATACACATTGACGGTAATGCAAATGCAGGTTCAATAGTAGATATAGATGCTGGTATTTTAGATATTGATGTTACAGCTGCAGCTACAATAGATGCTGTTGGAGTAGCAATTGGAGCCGGATCAGGTGAGTTAGATCTTACCACTACTGGAACTATGGATGTAAATTCAGCAGCTTTAGATATTGACACTTCGGGTGCTATCACTATAGATGCAGCTGGCGTAGCTAGTGATATATCTATATCAACCGCACATACAGCTGGGACTGCTTTTCTTTTAGATGCAAACGCAAACGCAGGTTCTATAGTACAAGTTGATGCTGGCATACTTGATTTAAACGTAACTGGAGCAACAACTTTAAACGGCACAACTACAACAATAACATCTTCATCTTCTGATATTACTACTTTTGCTACTACAAATGCAACTTCTGGTTACACTGAGTTTGCTTACAATACTAGTACGGTTGCAGGTTATATAGGTAATGGTACTTCTTTGTTAAGTGGTGCAGCTAATA